GAGGAAACCGACACATGAGTTCCGATACTTTTGATCCCGATCGTCTGCTGAACGCCACGATCACCGAAGCAGAATACGAGGGCAAGAAGGCCCTCACGCCGGAGGGTTCTTACCCCTCCTGCACCATCACCGACGTGCGTGCTTTCGAGCCGCACGAGAAGGCCAAGGAGAAGGGCGTCGAGGCGCGCTTCTTGGTGGTCTTCGACTGCCCAACTTTCGACGGCGACCTTTCGACGTTCATCAACTACAAGCGCCCGCTCAACGCGAAGGCGACCTACACCAAGTTGATGAAGGCCGTGTGGCCCGACAAGAAGGTGGCGCTTACCAAGACCCCTCGCGATCTTATCGGCGAGAAGGTCAGCGTGAGCGTCTTCCACGAAGACGGCGACTTTGGTGAGTGGGCTGAGTTCCGCTTCACGCCCGCTCGCTAGGACGAGTGAGAGAGGAGCGCCCTGGGGGCAGGCGTTAAACGCCCCCATCTCATTATGGTAGAACAAGAGTTCAGCGAAGCCGTGCATGTAGGAGGCGTCAGCTTCATCTACTTCCCCGGTGATTGCGGTGGGCGACTGATCCCCGCAGCGCACATCAAGTCCATCGTTCCAGACTTCAAAGGGTCAGGGTCGATGGTGTTCCTTACAGATTCAGACAAAGCAGTTAAAGTAGATCAAAGTCCAAAGAAGATTGCAGATGACCTTATCGAACCCCCGACTTCCCAAGCCGACTGAGCCCTACCCGGACTGGTCGCGCTTCCTCAAGGCCGTGTGGATGCACGGTATGGATGTCGCCAACAGCGACCCCGTGCTGATCGGCGAGCACGTAGACGACGCAGCCGACAGCATCAAGAACTCCATGCTGAAGCGCAACGAGGCGCAGCGTGTGCGTCCTTCGGCGTTCTTGGCGTGCGCTCGCCAGACCTACTACGCTGCGTCTGGTCTCAAGGGCGGCGACATGCCGGGTAACATCGGCACGACGTTCGCCGTCGGTCACCTGCTGCACGAACTTAGCTACGCTGCGGTCAAGGCGGCCATCCCGCAGGGCTTCGTCGTCGAGACCGAGAAGAGTGTCGATATGCCTGAGTGGTGGCCGTCGGACTACGACCGCTTCAACCAGGAGGGCCACGTTGACATGTTCATCACGGCGAAGGACACCGACGGCTACCTGCCTGACAACGCGCCCAAGTCTATGCTCGTGGACTTCAAGACCATGGGCGGCTTCTCGTTCAAGAAGCACGGCAAGACGATCTGGGGTGAAGACCCGGACGGCTTCGGCTACCTCGCGCAGCTTTCTGTCTACGCCGACTCGTTGGGCATGCTCGATACCGGTGCAATCATCGCGGGTATCAACCGTGACTCGTTGACGCAGCCGTTGCTGCCTCGCTTCATTACCCCCGCCGCACTGACCGCTGAGCGTGACCGTGTGCGGGTTGCCGTTGAGATGGCCCTGGAAGGGGCTGACCCAGGAGAGGAGTTCCTAATTCGCCATGACCGAGACGCCAGCTTCTACTGCGGACGAGCCGGAAAACCCGGCTACTGCCCATTCCGAGAGACCTGCGGAGCCAACCCCACCCGATAAGCTCCCCGACCTTGGTGAACTCATGTCTACCATGACGGATCACGAGCTAGTCAAGGTGGGACTTGTCGCCATGGCCATCCTGCACGAGCGCGCCGATGGATCAGGTCAATAAACCGCAGCACTACACTTCGGGTGACATTGAGACTATCGACGCTATCGAGGCGTCGATGTCTCCCGAGGGTTTCGCCGACTACTTGAAGGGCAACACCCTCAAGTATCTCTGGCGCTACAAGCACAAGGGCAAGCCCGAGCAAGACCTGCGCAAAGCGCGCTGGTATTTGGACCGTTTAATCAAACGAGTCGCGTCTGCTAGCGAGCTTTAGCGACAGCGCGCGTCGCGCGAAAGCTCGCGCAGTTCCTTCAGGTAGCCCGCCGCCCGTGCGTGTAGGCGATCAACCTCGCGATAAACGTCGCGGTAGGCGCCTGTCCTTGTCGTGTTAAACAACACCTGCCCGTAGGACGCGCCGTCTGGGTCAGTGGTCACGCGCTGAAACAGGTCGATCTCGATCTCGCGCAGCAGCGTGAACTCTTTGTGCCGCGCAAATGCTAGCGCGGTCGTGTTGAGCATGACCTCCGGGTCTGCCGGGTCTAGCTGGAACTGCTCAGCGTAGAACTTGGCCAAGTCCAAGGTCGTCTTCTTGACCAGAGCCAAGCCCTCGACGGAGCCGAAGCGGGCGACCGCCATGTCCTCGATCGAGTCGAGCTTCTCCAAGCCTTTAGCTTCCTGCTTGTGTTGCGGTTGTTCCATTGTAGGTGTTTCGCTGTTGCTCTTGAACGCGCAACGCCAGTTCAAATGATGGTAGCAGAACGCAGTCTACATGTGTGTAGCCCATCATCCTTGCCGCTGTGACCCTGTTGGTCCCACCGTAGACCACGTTAACTACAGGGGTTTTCGGCAGCGAAGCTGGGCGACCGTTCAAACTCTCTAGTTCACGAGCTAAGTCCTCCCGAGGACCACGCACTACGATGATTGGGTTAGCGAGACCCTGCTCCCGAATAGAGTTTGCCACGCCATCTGCAAACGAAGGCACATCACGCACTGGGCAATGTAGGTCGTTTAAAGAGATGGATCGAACTTCAAATGTGTTGATCCCTACGCCTGGGTAGCGCAACCGGCTGGCTCTGCTTTGAATGCGTAGCTTAGTCATCTGGAATAGTCTTGCTGAACATAAGCAAGGCAGCCAGTGTTGCGTCGTTTTCGTGCGAGGTGTGGCCTGTGTTAGCCGTGATGGCTTGCACAACCTCCTTAACCTCACTCTTCTTGGGGATAAACTTACGGCTCCACTCGCGGCCAGCCACGCGGCACACCGCCTTCTTCAGAGACAGCGGCGAGGCGTGGCGGAACGCTACGTTGTTGACGTGCGCCCAAGCCACAATGATCGAGGACACTGCCCACAAGAAAGCAGTAGTCTTGATCTGCCCCATAATGAACGGCGGCGTCTCGCTAGCCACTGCCTCGATCGGCCCGTGTTCCGCGTTTAAAGCCTCGAGTTTAGGCCAGAGGAACTTGGTGAACGCCATCGGTGCCGTCGCTTTGCCGACCGACATGTTCTCCGAATGCAGCACCTTTGCTGCCTTGCCGTCCTCGGACATGCGGACGATCGACAACCCCAGGTTGCGGTAACCTGGGTCTACACCAAGAACGATCATGCTGGCCCCCTCTTGTTTAACTCGCCCATTTTCGCGTAGATCTCGGCGCGAAGCTGGCGGTAAGACTCAGGAATTGAATTGGTGTTAGGGATAATGGTGCTGGCAAACTCCAGTGCCAGTAACGCCTGCTGACGTTTAACTAGCAGGTAAGGTAAGCACACTTGCAGCACGGGCAAAGCGGTTAAACCGCTAACTTGCCACCTGTATTCATCCCGCCACTCTGCTTTCTTCTTTGGGTAGTGCGTGCAGCGGCCCCCAAAGTGCTCGGCAAACCATTCGGGTAGCGCCCGTCGCGTGTTAGTGACGTTGACACGCAACGTGTGACGGGCATACGCGCCACTGCGATCGACCCCAATCCAAATAGAGCCGTCGCAGTCAAGAACTCCGGCCACGTAACCACGGTAGCCGGGTTCTAGCTCAGGTTTATCTGCCACTAACCGCCATTACTTACCCTTTTTGGCGGACTTGGGTTTTTTGCCGGTGCTTTTAGCTGCTTTCTTCGCAGCCTTCTTACCAGCCGAAGTGTAAGGGTAAGTCTTCTTTCCAACTTTGGGCATAATTACTCCTAAACAGGCAGCGCCTTACTCATCACGCGACCAACGGCGTCAGTCACCCAGTCAGTGACCGCTTGAACAGCGTTCGCAGCTTCGGCTTGGCCGATGTTGGCCATCGTAGCTTTGACAATCGCCACCTCTTCTTCGGCAGCGTGCGGGTTGGTCAGGGCAAGCACTGCAATGCGGCTTGCGTCAGACGCAATGGCGGCCAGCATCTCCTGCTTGGCCGGGTCAGTAACGCTTGCCTTGAGCTTGTCGGCAAGCACTTGAACGTCGGGAGTCATGTAGGTCACTTCTTCTTGGTGTTAGCTTCGATGCGAAGCTTCCAGGTTTCGAGCAGGCGCATACGTGACTGCTTGCTGGCAGCGTCCAGCTTCTCATCAGCTTCCACGTAGGCACGGTAAGACGGCGCGATTGCGTCGTAGGTTAATTGATCGGCTTGCACGTAGGCGTCAGCAACGCTGATACCTTCGCAGCCAGCGAGTAGGGCAAGGGCCGCTACGGAGATAGCTTTCTTCATGGCTTAGGGGTTGGGGGTTTCTTAGCGGATGGCTTGGGCGCGTGCCCGTTGCCGTTTGAATCTTCGGCTGCTCCTTCAGAAACGATAGAGCGCAAGTTCTGCATCAAAGCGGTCGCGACCAGCGTAAGCAGCGCGGACGCCACCGACACAGATTCGTCTGGGATGGCACCTGTCCCTAGCATGGCAATAAAACCACCAATCAGGACAACGAGGATAGCTGGCGTTGTCAGCGCGATGTTAGTGCGCGCTTTCTCTGACGCACTCTGGCTTAAACGCAGCTTGGCTAGTTCGAGCTTAGTCTTCTCGCGTTGAATCGCACGTTGAGCGTTGGCTGCCTCCCGTTCGCGAGCGACCACCGCCTTATACTTCTCCCGTGCGGCGCGAGCCTCCTCGCGTTTCATCTTCAGTGCTGCGCGTTCGTCTTTCACGATGAAGGTCTGGTTGTTAGAAGCGTCTGCGTAGTCGTCGGGGGGATTCGTCATGCGATTAAAGTAACTACATAAGAAGCGATAGCGCCCACGGCAGCACACGCACCGAAGACCATGGCCTTAGAGCCTTCGAGCACACGGAGACGCTGATCTATTCGGTCTACATCTTCCTGCGTCCGCACTTCCTGTGCGATCAGAGCATCGACCTTGCCCTCTAAACGTCCAAGCGCGAGCAGAACATCACTAGGTGTGTCAGGCATTACTGCAACACCTTCTGCTCAGACTCGCCAACAAGCTGCCGCAGTCCGTTAGACAGATCTTGCGCGCGGTTGATGAGACGTTGTCGGTGGCTTCGGTCCTCAGTAGCCGCAGCACGAAGCTGTAGCTGTTTAATCATTCTACGATACGCAAGGTTAGCGCGCACGACTTCGTGCTTTTCGCGGACCTTCCGAACGCCGGGGCCAAACACGTTGCTCGTAATGAGCGACTCCATCGGGGTGTAGTCCACAAACGGACTTTCCTCGCTCGGGAAAGGCCGCTTGCCCAGCATCATGTTCAGATACTTAAGGGGCCAAACGAGGTCAGCGGCCTCCTCGAACGCGCCCTTGCCGGGGACGCCGCGTGACGGATCGCCGAAGAAGTTGTCGGTGCCCGGTAGCATGACGCTGGCCAAGCCCCCGATAGCCGAGATACCTGCGTCGCTATACATAGCCCGCATGCGTCGCTCATCCATGGCGTCAATACCTGGCACGGCTTCTGCCATTGGCATGAGGATGCGGTCGGCAAACGCTGCAACAAGACCCGCCGCTTCGAGGTTGGCGTTTAGACGCGACAGGTCAAAGCGATACTGACCGGCGACTAGGTTGGGCTTGCCTTCCTGAGTAGT